GCAACTGGTAGCCATATTCAAACGACAGGGTGGCTGCTGCGGTGCAGCGAATTTTGCCGTTGTCGATGAAGATCAGTAGGCGATCGGGGTTCTGCTTGAGGTCGGGCACGTTGGCAAGCAGGTGGGCGCGAAGGCTGTCAGGCTTATTCATGTGCGCGGCCTCATCAGGGCGGCGACGTTGCCCCGGGAGCGAAAGATGAGCAGGCACATCAGTACGCTGGAGAGCGCGTGCCACGGGCTTACGGGTGGTCTGTAGAGCAGGATTTCCAGACCACACAGGCTTAGGGACGCGCCGAGCAGGCTGGCAATCAGCGAGACGCTGCGCCGGTAGCGTGACTGGCCGCGGCAATAGCAGGCCAGGCGTAGCGCGCCGAGCAGGTAGGCGCCAGCGGCCAGCAGCGGGACGATAAAGCTCAGGATCGGCATGTCAGCTACGTCCTCTGAGACGGCGCAGGATGTCCAGCAGGTCTGCGCGCTCGATCCAGACCATGGCTTTGATACTGATCGGAATGACCACCAAGGCGCAGGTAAAAGCCGCGACGCCGCTGGTGAGCATTGGGGCCAGGTTCAAGGCGATAGGTGCGAACAGGTAGCCGACGCCTGATGACAGCAGCAACGAGCCGACCCGCTGCCAGGCCTTGAGGTCCTTCTTGATGCTGGTCACGAGCCAGGCGCCGAGGACCGCGCCAAACAAAGCATTACCGTCGATAACTGGTACGGCGCTGGTCAGCCCCAGGCCTACGAGCAGGCCGCCAATGGTGCTCGATGTCGGGTCAGCCATAGGGCGGCGCTCCTGTCAGTCCCATAGGTTCACCATGTGCCGATTCGGCGCGCTTGGCTGAGTATCGGGCAGCGTGATGAGTGTGCCCTGAGGCAATATCGGGCCAAGTTCGGCCAGGCCGGGATTGGCGTGCAGGACCGACTCGGTGACGCCTGCCGTACGTCCGTAATGGCGCCAGCAGATGGCGTCCACCGTGTCGTTTTGTTGGGCGCGAAGGGTTGCCATCAAATCAATTCCACGGTGCTGCGGGCTTGGCCGAGAAAGTCACGAATGGCCCAGCGTTGGTCGCGGCGGTATTCGTCGATGGTGGGCGTCAGGTCTTCGGCGTTCTGCCGACCGCTCTTGGTGCTGTCATAGCTTCGGTAGCGCTCGCAGACTTCGGCACTGGTGGCGGTGTGGATGGCGCGCAGATACAGCTCGACCCGTTCCGAGACGCCGCGTATCGAGTCGGCGGGGACGTCGGCAAGGATTGTGTAGCCTTTGGCCTGTTGGGCCATGCGCCATTTAATTAGCTCGCGGTTAACGTTGATGGTGGCCGCTACCACGGCGGTTTCCAACCGCGCCAGGCTGACACTGGCGTCGATGCGCTGTGCGGCGCGCAAGGCGTCCAGGTCGATGGACGGCCAGAAAGGGTCGCTGTTGATATGGCCGCTGGCAGTCGGCCCGCTGGCGATAAATCCGCTCATGGCTGTGCTCTGTGAATAGTCGCCGGTGGTCGGGGCCGTACGTTCAGGGACAAAGCCTGGCCGTTGGCCCCGAGCCGGCGGGGGGCGTGGGGACGCTCGGTTAACTGCCGCTGGCAGTGTGTTTTTTCAGCAAGCGCTCGGCGCTTTCCAGATCCTTTTTGCCGCCGCAGCTACTGTGCAGGTCGATGGCGCGCTTGAGCAGGTCGATACCCGCCTGCAGCTGACCGGGGGCGCCGGGCGTGTCGGCATCAATGCCGACCAGCATGGCGCGGCCCAAGGCCAGATAGAGCTTGGCGCGGGCTTCGTCGGGCATGTCCTGGTCGTCGGTCATGCGCCGGGTACGTTGAAGAATCTGGCGGTCGAAGGATTCGCCGGTCTTTTGCGCCTTGAGGGCCGCTGTGGCGATTTCCTCGGCCACCAGGCAGCCGGTAGTACGCTCGAAACGATCCGGCATCAGTAACTTATGGGTGAGCACGTAATCGGCGATATCCAGTGCGCCGGAGTAGTCCGCGGCGTCGATGCGCCAGATCATCACCGTGGTCATCACTTCATCCTGAGCGCCTTTGCCCGCCGCCAGCACGCCCTGCACATAGGGCACGTAATCAGGCAGCAGCTGGCGCTTGAGTTCGGCTTTGCCCTGGTTGGACTGCACCTGCTTGAGGCGCAGACGGTCCTGGAGCAACTGATTGAGCTGGTGCTCGTACGCGGTCGCGCCGGCCATGCTCTGTAATGGCGAGGCATTGGCGGCTTCCATGGCCGCACGGATGCGGCGTTGATGGGCCTGGGCGAGGCTGAGGGCCATGGTCAGGCCTGCTCGGGTTCGTCTGGGGCTTGGACAGGTTTTATGTTTTCCAGCAGGCAGCCCATGCCATATTCCTCGACCACGTAGGCTTCGTTGGACGATTCATAGTTGCTGATGCGGTTCCATTCCGGCTCTTCCTTGAGGTAGCGACGGCGGGCGCCGATCTGCCAGTAAAGAGACAAGTTGGCGAATGAGGTGATGAGCATGGTGCCTTCGGGAATGTAGGGCACCTCATACAGCGGCAGCCCGCCAACGCGGCGCTGGGCAATGATCAGGTCACTGGCCAGGACCTCGCTGGAAGGTTGCTCCTTGTTGACCAAGGCAAGGAATTTGTCATGCACCAGCTCACGTCCGGTGAGCACCACCAGGCCAGGGTGGCGGCGATACCACGGGTCGAGCAACTGGATGGAGTCGTAGACCAGGGCGTCGATGTTCTTGAAATCACCGTTTCTGCCGATGCTGATCTGGCCGGCGACCTTGCCGTCTTTCATCACGCGATCAGGCGCATGGGTACGGTATTGCTGCATCCAGCCGATGTTGACGTCTTCAAGCTGAGGATGAGTTTCGCGATTGGTCTGGCTGGCAGCCTCGACGCCGTAGAAGCCGATCTGAATACGGTCCAGCGCCTGACGGTGGGCAATGGCGCCGGACAGGCGGGTCTGGAAGTCTTTGAACTTGGCCCAGGTGTCGAGCTGTTTGTAGGTGACGAAGGTATCGAAGTCAGTTTTTTCCGTTTTGTACTTGTCCTGCGACAGGGTGCCGATGCTGCGCGGTTGGCGGGCCTTCTGCGAAGTATCGGTACGGCTGGCGACGGTGCTACCAACGCCCAGGCCAACCTTTTCGCTTTCCTGTTCGTCGACGCCGATGATGTTGATGCGGCTTAGGAATTCGCTGGACTCCTGAATTTTGGTTTCCAGGCGTTGCTGTATGGTCGGCTCGACGTTGAAGGTTGCTGTAGCCGATTCCACACCGTTGAGTTTGGCGACTTGGGCGATGTAGGCATTGAAGTGTGTGCGGGTGTCGTTGCGCATTGCAGGCTCCGGTAAAGGGGGCAGTTCAGAACTGGGTCAGGCTCAATTCGCCTGCGCCGTGGGCGATCGGGCGGGGCGGCTGGCTCGGGTCCTGGGTGTTATCGAGTTGGGCTTCCAGCTCGCTAAAGTCGCTGCGCAGTTGCTGCAATTGGTGGCGCAGTTCGGTGGTGGTCTTTTGCTCGGCGGCGAACTGGTCAGCCAGCTCTTTGCTGTGTTCGGCGATGGCTTGCAGGGCCTGGCCCAGCGCCGCGAATTCGCCGTCGTCGCGCTGCTGCTTGCCTTTGAACAGTTCCTGAATGTTGTTGAGCAATTGAGCGCCGAGGCTGGGCCGCTCTTCGATTTCCTCGAATATCAGTTGGGTTTCTTCTGCGACGGTGAACAGGTTGTCTGGCGACTGTTTGCGCGATTTGAGCGGGCTTGCGTCCGGGTTCTGCGCCGAGAAAGCGAGCATTTCGGTGCCCAGGCTGGCGGGGGTGTCGGTGACGCCCAGGCCCATCAGGTAGGCCTTGCCGGAGTCGGCAAACTTCTCGCGTACTTCGATGCTGGTGAACAGCTTTTGCTTGCGGGTGTTGACCATGCTCACCAGGTCGTCGGTGGGCTGGATCTGCGCGAACAGGGCGCGAACGGTCTTGCCGTCGATGTCCACGTCTTCGGCCTTGAGTGCCAGCACGTCGCCATAAGCACGAAACGGCGAGTCGGGCAGGGTGCCGCGAATGTGTTCCAGCCAGACCCGAGCGCCGTATTTGCCGGGGTCATAGGTGGCCGCCATCT